GAGTTACGACATCCGCGCCAAGGCTATAGCAGTTGTCAAAGATTTTGTGGTGCTGGGCAATATATACGACGGCGACGGCACAACGCCTAACCGCATTCACTGGTCGGGAATCAATGACCCGACAAGCTGGCTCACAGTTGGATCAGCCGCAGCAGCAGCGGTTCAGTCCGATAGACAGGATCTGCCTGTAGGCGGTGAAGTGATGGCGATCACAGGAGCCGTTGGCGGTCTTGACGGTGTAGTTTTCTGCAAGAAAGCAATCTATCGACTCTCTTATGTAGGGCCACCTCTTGTGTTCACAATCCAAGCCATTGAGCTTGATCGTGGGCCGATGGCGAGAAACAGCGTTGTGAATGTTGGGCCTCTCGCGTTCTATCTTGGCGAAGAAGGCTTCTGGAGTTTCAGCGGTTCCGGCAGTACGGCAATTGGAGATCAGAAGGTTGACCGATTTTTTCTAAATGACCTCGACCAAAATTATATCCACCGTGTTTACGGTGCGGCTGATCCTGTCAGCAAGATGGTTTACTGGGCTTATCCAGGTTCCGGCAACAGCAGCGGTCGGCCTAATAAGGTCATCATTTATAATTGGGCGGTTGACCGCTGGAGCACGGCAGAGATCGATCAGGAATATATGTTCCGCAATTTATCGGTCAATCGCACGCTGGAAGATTTGGACGATTTCGGCAACATGGACTCGCTTGATGTCTCGCTGGATGATGAAAGCTGGATCGGCGGTCTAACCAGCCTAAACAGTTTTGATTCCGATTATAAGCTCTGCCGGTTTACGGGTGCGGCTATGGCGGCAAAATTGGAAACGCAAGAGATCGGCGGCACAGGCCGCATCTATGTGAATGCGGTCAGGCCGTATGTGGATGGCGGCACAGTAACGGTAAAACTCAAGCACAGGGTTGCTCCGGGTGACAGCATAACGGAAACGAGTGAAAACGGCATTGATGCTGATGGGCAGGCGCACTTTACAGTGTCTACGCGATTTGTGAGAGCGCAAGTGAATGTTGCAGCAGGCGGCACATGGACGCACGCACAAGGCGTTGATGCAGAAACGGCGGCAGACGGTTCAGCCTGATGGCTGTCTCAGAGTTCCCTGCCCCGCCTATTGGTTCGCCTGATGAGGAGTACCACAGGCAGCAGATCAGCCAGAGCGTCAATCAGATGCTCACTGGCAAAACCAATAACGTGATCGATTTTACGGCTACAGCAAGCGCCGCATCAACGACGATTACGGATGCGAGGATTGGCGTTAATACGGCATTGATATTTACGCCGACATCGGCCAACGCATCGGCTGAGATTGGCGCAGGCACGATTTACGTTGCCAGCGCAAGCAGGGTAAACGGCAGCGTTGCGGTAACGCACGCCAACAACTCGCAAACGGATCGAACTTTTAAAGTGATATTGGTGGGATAATGGCTAACACGTATACAGACAGCAGTGGCAACGTATTTCCGCTCAATGCCTATGGCAGGCCGCAAGGGTACTGGCAGGGCAACAAGTTTATCTTTCCTCAGTTTGGCGCACAAAGAGCGGCAGCTATTCCGGCAGTCGATCCTGTTGCGCCTGTGGCGCAAACGCCAACTTCGTACCGCTTGCCGTCGAGCGTAAGACAGCAGCAATTTCAAGATGACTATGCTGGTGGTAGTTCTGCTCAACTTAACCAAGCTCCTGAGCCAGCAGCCTCAAACGTGTCGATAAATCCTATGACAGGTACGGCTGCTGGACCCTCGCATGGCCCAATTCAATACAGCAGCAACATACCGAAATTAACGGGTGGTTTATTTGGCACTAGGCGCGGAGTCCCGCCAGCCGTCACACAAAATCTTGGCTACAGGCTTGGTGGGTTGCTTGGCCCTGCCGGAGCAGTTGGCGGGAGTGTGCTTGCTGGCCTTGGAAGCGGTCGAGGCGGTCGGGGAATTGCTGGAGATGTTGTTGGGACAGGAATAGGCACGGCCTTGTTTGGCCCACTAGGTTTCCTTGGCGGTATTTTTGGTGGACGAATTGGCGATATGAAAGATATGGAAAATGCTCTGGCGTTTCAAGAGCGTGGGCAACGCGGTCTTTTAGACAGTCTTGGTTATGGGATTGGTCTAGGACCGTCATCAACTAAACAGATGGAAGATTATTATGGGATTAATCAACCGGGCATTGATCCGTTTGGTGCAGGCGCACAAGGAGGTATGCCCAGTCTAGCAGATGAGGACGACATTGGTGATATTGATGTCGGCCTGGATGCATTCTCTGATCCGTTTGGCGACATTGCAAGTGCGTTTGGTGGAGATGACGGTATGGGTAGTGACAGCGCAGGCGACGGCATGGGCAACATGGGCGGCGACCAAGGCGGCTGGACATAACCTTGCAAGCGCATGTAAAAGAGGGTCATGGAAATTGTTATCGCAATTATCGACATCATTCTCCGCGCCATTTAAGGCTTGCCACACAAGCGGAAATTAAGAGGCTTGATTTTCAATCGCTAACGCTGATTGAACGTGCTCTGCAATTTGAAAGCACGCACACGCTTAACGATGTTTTAAAAGATTTACGCGCAGGCCGCGCACAGCTTTGGCTGGCAACCGACAACGATGAGGTCGAGGGCATTGCTGTTACTTGTATCACAGAATATCCGCAGACAACAACTTGCCTAATCTGGCTTTGTGCCGGAATCAGCCGAGAAAAATATACACCACTGATCGGCAATATTGAGCAGTGGGCCAAAACGCACGGTTGTGCGTCAATCAGCCTGGAGGGTCGGGCAGGCTGGGAAAGAATTTTAACCGACTTTAGTAAAACAAAGATTATTTTGGAAAAGAGGCTTTAGAGATGGGTAGCAGTTCACCAAGACCATCTGGCGTTTCGCGCACCGTTTTGAGTAACAACCCGCCAGCATTTCAACTGCCGTATATTGAGCGAGGCTTTGAAGAGGCAGAAAGACAGTTTGACACGCCGCGCACGTTTTACGAAGGCAGCACCGTTGTGCCGTTTTCCACACAGACGCAGGCCGGACTGGATGCTATGCAGACACGGGCTACAGCAGGCTCTCCGCTTGTTACAGGAGCGCAAGACCTAACAGCGGCGACGATGCGAGGTGATTATCTCAGTCCTGACAGTAACCCTTACCTCAAGTCGGCAATGGACGCTGCTACCCGTCCGATGACTGAGGCGTTCACCCAAGACGTTCTGCCGGGTATTGACGCGGCTTTTTCAAGTGGCGGTCGGTACGGCTCTGGCTTGCAGGCTAATCAGCAGGCACGCGCCGCAGAGGATTACTTACAGACGCTAGGCGATGTGTCGTCACGCATGGCATACTCAAATTATGCGGATGAGCGTGCACGACAATTAGATGCGGCTGGAGCTGCACCTGCGATGGCTGAACTGGACTATCTCGATCCATCTCGCCTGATTGACATCGGTGCAGCTTACGAGGGCATGGCAGAACGAGAATTGCGAGAGGACATCGACCGCCATCGGTTTGCTGAAGACGAGGCACGCATTAGGCTAGGCGAGTTTCTGCCTGCGGTGACGGGTGGGAGTTGGAGCACACAATCAAAGGAACAGCCGATATATTCGGACGATACTGCACGCTATTTGGGCTACGGTGCTGCTGGAGCTGGAATTGCAAGCAGCCTTTTTGGAGGTGGCGCAGATTCGGCGTATCAAGGTTTGTTGAATTTAATTTGAGGTAATTCCTATGGCAAATGGTTTAATGTTTGGCAGTCCAATAATTTTAGGCGGCCCCGCCAATTCCACTTCACTTAGTTTTAACGCGCCTACACCACCTTTGCCTATGCCAGCGGCAGCACCTACAACCCAGATGGGTTTGCTGGGCGCAGACCCAAGCCGTGCAAGAGCCGATGCTTTTCTCCGCAGCCTTGGCGCAATGGCTCCCGGTTTATTAATGGCGGGTGCGCCAAGCACTGACCCAGGTCAACAAGCAAAAGGCTACGCCATGGCTTTCGGCGCACAGCCGCAAGCGTTTCAGCAAGACCTTGCCCGTACCCGTGCAGAGAATGTGCAGAAAATGAATTTGCAAATGGCACAGGCGAAGGCGGCGAGGGAGAGGGCGTTATTTAATCAAAAAATGGCAAGGCAACAAAGGATAAATAAGTTGCTTGGCGTGTCGCCGCCACAGACGAATTTGCCAATTGCTGCCGCGCAGCCAGCAGTGGGAACAGCCGCTGTTTCGCCAAGCAACCAGATGCCAGTGTCTGGACAAATTTCGCCACAACCTCCTGTTTCCAACAGCAGCGTGCAGCCGTTACCGCAAAATGTTCTGAGGGGTGCGCTGTTCAGTGAAAAGCCGGGAGATACGATTGCGGAACACTATATGCGTATAAGTGATCCTAAACTTGAAATGGTGGACGGTCAGCTAACGGGGCTTGGAAAGTTAGAGCAAGAGGACAAATTGCGCGGCGAACTAAAGCCAGTTGTGACCGCGTTTGGAAATGCTCAAAGGTTTTTTAATATTGTTGACGGTCAACTTCAGAAGAAAAACGGAACGGCTGATATTGCTGGCCTCAATGCTATGATTAAAATGATTGACGAAGGCATGGTAACGGTTGGTGAGGCTGAACTACAGAAAGAGGCTCAATCTACTGTTTCAAGAATCCAAAGTGCAATCTCGCAGTTTAAAGGCGGCGAGCTGTTAGATTCAGAAAAAGACGCATTGCGTACAAATATGCGTGCAACCGCTAAAGACCTCTTGCGAGATATGCACAACGCTCATAAGCGAAGTGTTATGGGTTACAAAGGCATAGCTGACCGCCGTAAGTTGGATTGGCGCAACATCTGGACGATGAAAGGCGTGTTTAAGGGGGACCGTCAGACCACAGGCACAGGCAACAATGCAGTCCTAAAGCCCAGACTAAACCGCAGCAGCATTAACACTCAAAAGCTTAATCTTGAACCAACGGAGCCGGGTTAATGGTAAGCAGAAAAACAATCGAAGCTCACATCCGAAATCTTAACAAAATTAAAGCGGCTGGTTTGGGCGCAGAAGGCGCACTTGATTATCTCGCGGAGAGGAAAGTTTCAAAAGCAACCGCACAGAAAATATACGATCACCCTGAGTTCCGAAAAGCCTTTATTGATACGGATGCCAATGTTGCGCGGCAGGCATTAGGGCAAGGCACGGCTTTTGGCTTTGGTGATGAGATCGAAGGTCTTGGGCGTGGGGCGATGAGTTATTTCCAAGGCGACACGCCTTGGGCAGATTTTGATTTCTCTGCGGCACGGGATAAGGGCATCGATCAGGCACGGGCAGAGGTCGAGCTTTACCAGAGAGCGCGGCCTTACAAGGCGACTGCGCTGCAAGTGGCAGGCGGCGTACCTACGGGCCTCGCGGGTGCGGGGCGTGCGCTTGCCATGCGGAGTGCTGGACTGCTGCCGCGTATGATTGAAGGCGCGAAGCAGGGGGCTGCTCACGGCGGTCTTAGTGGCCTTGGACGCGGCGAAGGCGGCTTTGATGCCTCTGGTCTTGAAAGCCGTGGCATAAGTGCTGGTGTAGGAGCGGGTACGGGTGCGACGGTTGGTGCTGGCGTGCCTGTGGTTGGAGATGTTTTGCGCGGTGCAGGCAATGTGCTGGGGCAAGTTGCGCCAAAGTCGCAAGCAACGCGGCAGGCTGGTCGCATGATGCGGCGTGCTATGGATGACGATGAGATAACCGTGCCTGCTATTCGGAATGCCCTTAGAAATATGCCAGCCAAGGCACGCATACCTGATGCGCCGGATACCTATTCAGTGGGATTAAGAGATTTGGCACGCCAAGCAACAACGACTTCTGGCGGCAAAGCCGCGCACAGGTTTCTCGCAGAACGTCATGCAGAGCAAGGGCCGCGTTTGTTGGAGCAAGTTGACAGGTTTTTGCCAACGCAAAGCCTTAATGATTATTTAGAGGAAGTCACAGAGCAAAGGGCGGCGGCTGCGTCACAGCAATACGGTGAGTTGCGTGCTAGGCAGCTAAAGATGAGCGATGATCTAAAGTATTTTCTCAATCATCCTAAAATTAAGGAAGCATGGGAAGGTGCTCAAAGTTTGGCCGAATGGGAGGATGTCGATTTGCCCGACGCGGCTGAAACTCTTGATGGTGCTAATGCTTATGCCAAGCCAACTTTGCAAGTTATGGACTATTTAAAGCGCAGTCTTGATGGGCGTGTAAATAGAGCGTATGCCGCAAATGATACTGAAGATGCTCACGCAGCAAAAGTATTTCGTAACAAGTTGCGCGACTTTCTCGATACAGTTGTGCCGGAATACAAAGAGGCCCGTTCCGTTTATGCGGGACATTCAGCCGCGCTTGAAGCGGCAGAGGAAGGCAAAAAGTTTGTGCTGCGTCCCGGCACATTTGATCAGAGCTTGTTTAAAAAGTTTGGCGATCACGAGATGGAGAGCTTTCGCGTAGGCGTTGCCGACGCTCTGCGGCAGCAGATTCTCGAAACGCCATATAAAAGTGATGCCGTAAATAAAATCTTTAACAACGAAGCAAAGAAGCTCCGCTTGCGAAAGGCATTTAACAACGATGCAGAGTTTGACGCTTTTGAGCAAGCCATGCGTAACGAGGAGCAGATGGCATTGACCAGTGTCAGGGCAACCACAGGATCACGGACTGCGCCTATGTTATCTGATGTGGAAGCAGGGCAGAATATTACTGATGCTGCGGATTTGACGACAGGCGGTGCAGGCAGTCTCGTAAGATTGTTGACGCAAAGCATGAGCGAAACGGCCCCGCCTGATGCGGTAGCGGCAGAGTTGCGTCGATTACTGCTCGACCCTGCCAATCAAGAGGAAGCCTTAAAACTTATGGGTAAAGGCAGTCCTGTGATACGGCGCAGGGTGACGCAAACGCCGTCTATCTTGCGGAACGTCCTTGCCCAACAATCCCCACGGCCTTTTGTAGAAGATAGGAATCCTTAATCATGGCAGTTAAAGATTGGTCAACAACGGCTGGCAGCAATACCGCCCCAGGCGATGTGAATTTTCAAGAAAATCAGCTTCCCAGTACGATTAATAATTCTATGAGGCAAGTTTTAGCCGACTTGAGAACCGACTTTGAGGACGGCGGTTGGTTCAACTACGGGCATACAACGGTCTATGGATCGGCAACCACGTTTACCGTAGCATCAACCAACGTCACGGCTATCTATACCGTAGGCCGACGCATCAGGGC